GCCAGTGCCGGAACAGAAGCCGGAGCCGATCCAGCACGCGAGCCCCCACACCCAATAGCCGGCGATCTTCGCGTCGAAGAAGTCTGGATCGCCTTCGAGTCTGGATTGCAACGTCTCACGCTTCTGCAGGAGCCAGACATGGCGTGCGTGCATGTCGTTTTCGTTAACTGGATTGTCGGCGTGCTCTGCCAAGTCTTTCGGCGCGTGCTTGACGGCTCGCCAGAAATTGGCGACGTAACCGTCGAGGTCATTGATCGTCTCGTTGCCGACGAATGGCGACGGGCGACCCAGCAGGACCGCGCCGCTGCCAAAGAAGGGCTCCACGTAGTTGGCGACGCGACCGAAGCGTTGCCAGACAATATCGGCGACCTTGCGCTTTCCGCCGAACCACGGGAACGGCGCGGGCAGATCACTCCGCTGCATGGCGCACCTCCGAACCGTGCCGGCTACGGCAGATCGAGCACGGCTGGCCGATGGTCTCGCCGGCGAGTGTGCACTTCACAACACTAACGGAAACCACAAAAACCTACACCTAATTGTGGGTGCTACTTCTTCGGCTTGGTAGGCCGATTCACTGGCGTCGGCTCATCGGTGCCCAGTGGCTCCGGACTCGCACCCTGGATCGGCCGCAGCGGGCTGTAGCGGAGCTGTTCGGCCGCAGCGAGCGCTCGCTTGTCGATGATCGCCTCGATAGCGTCGTCGAGCCGTTTAGCGATCACGCGCGAAGGGAAGACCCGGCCAGTCTCATAATGCGAAATGCTGACTCGACTAACTCCGCTGTGCTCTACAAGGGTTTGCTGGGTTATGCCGAGGATCTCGCGGAGCAACCTGACGCATTTCATCGCTAGCGTGTACATATGTAGCTCTCACCGCATGTAGGCGTCAACACGCAAACGATCATGAGGGAGGGGTCGTTGACGGCGTGGCTCCCGCATCTGCAGGTACACAGCGCGCGCAGGTCCGGGCGCAGAAGGTGCCGTACGCGGGCGTCTTGCAGAGTCCCTGCTCCTGGAACAGCGCGCAAGAAGTAACGACCATGCCGTTGTCGCTCTCCACGTTGTAGACCGCCGCCGGGATCACGTCGAACGCGCACGAGATGCAGGTCTGGCAAAAGTTGCCGTTCGTGTCGGGCTGAGTCAAGACCAGACACTCGTTGCCACTGCAAACCATGTTCTTCACGCACTCGACGTAGTCGATGTGATCCGGGGTGTTGTACGTGACTTGGCGCCAGTAGCCGGCTGGGCAGGTCGTCTGGGTCGTGGGGATCTGGTAGGACGCCGGCAGGGTGGCGTCCGGTGTGGGGGTAGGTGTCGTGTCGGTCTTTGGCGAGGCTGCGTCGGGCGCAAGGGCCGGGAGGGTATCGGTCCCCGGAAGGATCCGCGTAGCCGTGGCGGTCGATGTGGCGCTTGCGGTGAGGGTCGTGGTGGGCGCCGTGGCCAGTACCGCAGCGTCCGGCTCCGTGCCTGTGTCGGGTACGTCCACCGCGCAGCCGGCGCCGCAAAGCACAAATAGCAGCACGAGAGTTCGGGGGTCACACATGGCTTTCTCCTTTTTTGGTGGTGGTGGTCAATGAGCGGTCTAGTCGCGCGACCAGGTCGTCGAGCTGTGCGTCCCAGGCGGCGTCCCAGCCGGCCCTGGCGGCGGCCCAGGTGGCGGCCATGGCGGCGTCCCAGCCGGCCATGGCGGCGGCCCTGGTGGCGGCCCAGGTGGCGGCCATGGCGGCGGCCCTGGCGGCGGCCCAGGTGGCGGCCATGGCGGCGGACCTGGCGTCGGCCCTGGCGGCGGCCCTGGCGGCGGCCCAGGCGTCGGCCCTGGCGTCCACGGCGGCGGCCCTGACGGCGGCACTCTCGGCGTCACTGTCGGCGACACTGGCACAGGCGGCGACACTGGCGGCGTCTAGCTCCGCGATCGTCGCATCGCCGCGAGCGTAGCGCTCAGCCACCGCGACCGCCGCCCAGGAGCGCACATCGGGCTCGCGACCAGCCACCCGCTCTGCAGCGAGCGCGCGCCGCGCGCACCAGCAGGCGTGCTCACGCAGCACGCGCTCCGGCGCGCCGACGGCGTACACCAGCGCCCAGTGCCGATCCTCGGCCGGGATAGCCAGCGCCGCGACCTCCGCGACGGACAGGCCGGACTCAGGGATTAGCTCGGCGAGTCGTGCGTCGCTGTAGCACGCGCGCGCAGCGCGAGCCGAGGCGCGGGTCAGACGGTAGCGGCTCAAAGATCGTCCCCCAGCGTCTGGTTCCACGGGTACCCGGTGACTTGCGCCGGGTCGCCGCCCAGCGCTCGGTAGGCCTTGATCACGTGCGCTGTGATGCTCGGCTCGTCGCTCGGCAGCGTGAGCACCAGCGAGGCGCCCAGGTGAGCGAGCGCGTCTGCAATCGCTTCGTCGGTCGGGCGCGAAACCGTGAGGTGGATCGTGGTAGAGCCGATTACAAGCGGTGTGCGGGTGGCCACAAGTGTTTGTCCAGGGGTAGAGACTGGGGTGGTCAACGAACAACTCCCGCACTGCCGGTGGCCCGGTCGATCGCGAGCTCCACGGCCGCCGGCGAGAGGAGAAGCAGCTCGGCAGCGCGCTCACAGAGCCCACACACACAGTCGTCTCCGGTTTGGCACCGGGCGTCGATATAGAGAGTCTGCGAGCCGCAGCAGCGGCAGGTGCGCCAGGCGGCAAACGACACGAGCATCGGGAGGAGTCCGTCGAAGCTCACGCCTCCACCTCGATCGCCGGGAGCTGCGCGGTCGTCGTAAGATCGGAGGCGCGCATGGCGGCCAGCTGCTGCCGCTCCTGCATCCGATCAATGGCTACTTGCCACATCCTGATCGCCAGCTCCTCGTCCGTGTAGGTCGAGGCGGCCACGATCTCGTCATTGGCCACCACCGGCATCTCCTGCGTGCTGGAGAGCTCCGGGTCGCGCAGCTCGGCGGAGTCGATGATATCAGTGAGGCGGTCGGCGTAGGTCGAGGTCGAGGTCGTGTGCGTTTCCATGATTCAACTTTACTCCCGGCTCCGAATCGACGCAAGAAAACTCGGCAGACGACAGTAAGAAAAATAACAGCGCGTCTAGGACGCCTGGCACATAGCGTCTAGCGCTGGGCGGTATAGGTAGAGGCGCCGATGTACGAGCCGCCGCTCAAGCTGTCCAGACCGGACGCGATCGAGTATTGCGGTGCGCCCGTAGCCTGTTAGGCGGCATGCGTCGGGCAGCGAGATCCAACCAGTTGGCACCGTGGCGCGGGCCTGCTGGTAAGCCTTGACCGACGCCGCCGTGACGTAGACCGCGCCGCCAATCTTGCGCCGGTCGAAAGTGCCGTCAAGAGCTAGTCCGTAGGCTCGCGGGGGGCTCAATCGCAGCACTTTCGCCGCTGCCGGGATAGACAGTAGTCCCTCCCGCAAATGCCTCGCGTCCCGCTCCTGGCGCTTCGTGGGCTCTTGTGTCGCCACGATCTAACCTTAGCGCAGTGCCCGAATCGACGCAAGAAACATCGACAGGCGAAAGTAAGACCATGGCAGGGGTTCCCGCTGCTGGAGCAGTCGTGCTCGCGGCCATCAATCCGGACGAGCGCGCCACTCTGGCAGAGTGACTTGACAACGCGCGGGATTTAGCGGCGTACTTGACGGGTGTCGCAACCTGGAAACGAGACGGCAACGAAACTGCGTCTCCCGATAACTCGATTCGTGCGCGGTTCGCTTGGGCTTTGGACGCTCGACGAGTAGTCTCGCAGTCAGGGGGCGCGCGTGTCTGACGACGCCCCACCCGCGCCCAAGCCAGACGGCCGCGGCAAGTCGCCCGGCAGCCAGGCAGCGCTCCGCGCGCATGCTATCAAGCCGGGCGAGAAGAGAAATCCGAAGGGAACGAACCGCTGGAAAAGCGCGCTGTCGCGGATCTCAGCGTACCTCAATGCCACAGCGAACCCAGGCACGAAGAGCACAGAAACGCGATTCGACCGCGTGCTCTTGGCCGCCTACACGTCTGCGATCATGCCTGGCTCCAAGGGCGCGATGGATCGCAAGATGCTGATCGAGCAGATGGCGGGCAAGGCGCGCCAGCAGCTCGAAGTGATGGGAGAAGGCGGCGGACCTCTGACGACCGAGACCCGCCAGGAGACGCTATCGGCTGAGGAGATGGCCCAGCGATTCCTGAGAGCCGCTCGAATAGCGAAACAGATCCTTGATCACGATGCAGCTCCATCCACGGCTCCGCAGGCGTTTAGCGAGATCGATGTGAGCGCTCAGGAATTGCCCGAGCCAAGCACCTCAGAGGCTCCGACTCCCCACGGTGCCTCAATGGGGGCGATGTCTGGGCAGGCGCCGACACCACAGCCAGGCGTGCCGACTACAACGGGACCTAATGCGGGGATGATTCGACGAGGCTCTTGATGCCCGCCGTCGTCGCACGCAAAGACCTCGAGGTCCTAGACTTCACTCGGCGCCACGCCGAAGCCAAGTTGTGCGCGGCGGCCCGATCGGACTTCCGCGCGTTCGTCCAGTACGTGATGCGAAACGAGGAGACCGGTAGAACCATCGACCTGGCACCCCTGCATTATCGATGGTTTCAGATTGCGGAGAAGTACGATCGGCTGGTGCTGTGGGCCTTCGTCGAGTCGGGGAAGACCCTGAGCCTCAGCGTGGCTCGAACGCTCTACAAGCTGGGGCGCGACCCGACGCTGCGTTTCGCGATCGTCAGCAACACGTCGACCATGGCGACCAAGATCGCCAACCTGATCGGCCGATACATCGAGTCGAGTGAGGCATTGCACGAGGTGTTTCCCGATTTAGTGCCAGACCCGTCGATGCCATGGAACAGCGAGCAGCTTACGGTCCAGCGGGAGACGATGTCGAAAGATCCGTCGGTCAACACGCTGGGGGTCGAATGCAACACGCAGGGCGCGCGCATCGACGAGGCGATCTTGGACGACATATTGAATCGAGAGAACACCCGCACCGAATACATGCGGGCCGGCGTGCTCGACTGGTACCTCAAGACAATTCCGGGCCGCATGACCGCACGCGGGCGCATTCTCGCGATCGGCAACGCATTCCATCCGCAAGACCTGCTACACACGATGGCGCGCAACCCGCGATGGCGCGCGTTCAAGTACCCGATCTTGTCGAAGGACGGCCAGAGCGCTTGGCCCGAGGTGTGGTCTCTCGCGCGCATCGAGAAACGCCGCCAGGAGATCGGCCCCATCGAGTTTCAGTCTCAGCTCATGTGCCAGGCCACCGACGACTCGACTTCTCGATTCAAGCACGAATGGCTCGACGCATGCAAAGCCCGCGGCGAAGGCAAAAGCATGGTGTACGCGCTGCGGGCGGTGCCGCCTGGCTGCAAGGTCTACTGTGGCGTCGACCTCGGCGTGGGGCTGAAGGCAAACAACGACCTGACGGTGTTCTTCGTGATTTTCGTCCACCCGAACGGCGACCGCGAAGTGCTGTGGGTCGAGTCGGGTCGCTGGGTCGCCACCGACATCATGGCCAAGGTCGTGGACCTGTATGAGCGGTTCCATTGCATCTTCGTAATCGAGAACGTGGCTGCCCAGCAATTTCTGGTTCAGATTCTCCAGAACAAGACCGCAATTCCCATCGTCCCGTTCACAACCGGGCGCAACAAGGTAGACCCGACGTTCGGCGTGGAGGCGATGAGCGCCCAGTTCGCCGCGGGAAAGTGGATTATCCCGAACCGCTCGGGAGCGTGCCACCCGGAGGTGCAGGTGTGGCTGGACGAGGTGCTCGGGTACAGCCCGCAGGCCCACACTGGCGACCGGCTCATGGCGAGCTGGATTGCGAGCGAGGGCGAGCGGCTGGGCCACGAAGCCCCGAAGCCAGAAGTCGGTTCGATCAACCTGAGACTTTCGAATTGGTGACCCGAGACATCAACACCAGCAACCAAGTGAGAGGATTAACCCATGTCCAGCGGTGTGACCCGAGACATCAACACCAGCAACCAAGTGATCGGCGCCTCGGCCGACATGAAGCTCGTCAACGAGAGGCTCAAGCGGCTCGGGCTCTCCCCGCGCCAGCTCGAGCTTAACAGGCTGTATGCGTACTTCCGCACCCAGCAGCACGAGGATTGCGCCACCGCGTGGGACGGCAGCCCGCATGTCGACACGATGGCCAGGGCTAGCATCGTCACCCAAACCTCTCTTCCACCCGGCTTCACGGATGAGTCGGGCCAGCTTGAGCCGCTGCCCCTGCGGTACCGCCGGCCCAGCGTCCCTTGCCACCTATGCAAGCTAGTTGTCTCGCGCTTCACCGGCCTGCTCTATAGCGAGGCGCAGGACCCCACGTGGAAGGTCCCCGGCGATCCCGACACCGAGGCGTGGGTACAGGCGGTGTCGGACTCCTACGGCCTGTGGGCGATGATGATGCACGCCCGGGACATGGGGGGCGCGATCGGCACGGCCGTGCCCGGCTTCAAGCTCGTCGATAGCCGAGTCGTCTTCGAGGACCTCGATGCCCGCTGGTGCTTCCCGACTTTCAACCCAAAGGACCCCCGCGAGCTCGTGAAGCTCGAGGTGCGGTACATGTATCCGATGGATGTCAGGGATCCGGTGACCGGGCAGTGGCGGGAGGAAAAGTTCTGGTACCTGCGGGTGATCGACCGGACGACAGACTGTCTGTGGAAGCCAGTGCCGGTGGGCGACGGCTCGCTCGAGCCCAAGTGGGACGATCCGAGCACGGTCGACCAGAGCTATGATCACAACTTCGGGTTTGTGCCCTATCAGTGGCTAACCAACCTCGAGGTGGCGGGAGCTATCGACGGCGATCCGGATTGCCTCGGCGCATATGATTACTTTGACCGCATCGGCGAGCTCGATAGCCAGATCCACGGCGGCGCCATCAGGAACGCGGACCCCACGCCAGTGGTGGCGAGCGATGGCAACCTGCAGTCGGTCGCCACGGGCAGTAAGCGCGCGGTCAAGCTCGAGAAAGGCGGAACCCTCACGTTTGCCGAGACCAGCGGCACCGCCACCGAAGCCGCGGCGAAGGAGTCGGACCGGCTCGAGGACAAGGCGCTGCAGATCTGCGAATGCGTCCTGCCCGACCAGCGCCAGACAAACCGCTCCAGCATGACCGCCATGACCGCCACCGAGGTGACGAAGCGCGCCGCGGCCATGTTCGCCAAGGCTTCGCGGCTGAGAACGCAGTACGGCGCCCGCGGCGCCGTCCCACTCATGGGAAAGCTGATCCGGGTCGCCCGCCAG